ACCGGCGGGCTGACTCAGAAGGGTCGCGATTACTACAACCGCAAGACCGGCGGAAATCTTCAGGCTCCTGTCACCACACCTCCTTCAAAATTGAAGAAGGGCAGCAAGGCAGCAAATCGTCGCAAGTCATTCTGCGCCCGCATGTCTGGTGTTAAAGGCCCAATGAAGAAGCCAAATGGCGAACCTACTCGCAAGGCACTAGCACTCAAGAAGTGGAACTGCTAACATGAGCAACTTTTTCGATACCGTCCGCAATCTTTCAGAGGCCAGCAACTACCACGCCGACGCAAATGCTGCTCGGCGTCATTCGCAAGAGGCCCACTCACTGTCGCAGAATGCTTTCTTCCACGGCGGAAATCATGACGAGGCATCTGCGGTGCACTCCTACGCCTTCATGGCACACAACAAGCTGGCCAAGGACGCTGAGCACTCACACCCAGCAGCTGCAGCATATCACAGAGAGCTTGCGGACTCTCACTATCGTCTGAGCAAGATGCACGCTGCTCAACCAAAGTAACATGAAGCTAATTGCTGAACACATCGATTCGCAGATTTCTCTGCTGTCTGAAGCCGCTCAAGGCGGTCAATCAAAATCCTATTTGCATGGCATCTTCATGCAGGCCGAGAAGCCGAACCGCAACAAGCGTCGTTATCCGCGCACGGTTCTGGCACCAGCTGTAGACAAGTACATCAAGGAACAGGTGAACACCGGCCGCGCGGTCGGAGAGTTGAATCACCCGGACGGTCCTACCGTAAACCTGGACAAAGTTTCGCATCGTATTACCGAACTCAAGTGGGACGGGAACAACGTTGTCGGAAAGGCACTGATACTGGACACGCCGATGGGTAAGATTGTGAAAGGCCTTATGGAAGGCGGCGTTCAGCTAGGTGTCTCTACTCGCGGTATGGGAAGTCTGAAGTCCGCAAAGGATGGAATCATGGAGGTCGCAGAAGATTTTATTCTCGCCACCGTGGACATCGTCCAGGATCCTTCTGCCCCTGAGGCCTTCGTAAATGGCATCATGGAAGGCGTTGAATGGGTCTGGGATAATGGTATCCTCAAGGCTCAGCAAATTGAAAAGTACGAGACTGAAATTAAGAACGCATCTTCGAAGCGCCTCACCGAGGCTCAGCTGAAGGTATGGAATGATTTCCTCTCAAAACTATAACCACTACATTATAGTAGAAACCTAAAACACATGTCGAAGAATAAGACAAAGCGTTCGCTCGATCTTATCGAGGACATCACTGTTGAGGAACTACGTAAGGATGGACTCGTTGAAGAGGTTGCAGTTTCTGACGGGACATCCAAGAAAGATGAGAAGGATACAGCAGTGGCGACAGATGCCGTAAAGGCAGATGCTCAGACCAAGGCAAGTATCGACGCCTCCGCTTCGAAAGAAGCCGATGCAGATGAGCACGTTGGTTCCGGTCCCGGAGCTACCGTTCCTCCTTCTGCAGAGAACGACAAGGCAGTCGCAGCAGTTGACGCAGCAAACAATGCCGCTCCAACAGCCGAGGCTCCTAAGACGAAGGCAGGACTCATCAACGCAGTTTATCAGCAGCTGGCCACGATGAAGACCGAAGAGCTGTCCAATGTCTATGCGACGCTGGTCAACCCAGCACTTCCACCGAAAGCCGAGGAGCCAACTCCAATGCAGACGGGCGATGACAGCACAGACAAGGGCATGCAGAAAGAACAAGAAGAAGCACCTGAGCTTCCAGCTGACGTCACGGATCCTGAAAAGGCCGATGATGCCGGTGAGAAGGAAGACGATGATAAAGGAGAAGACGAGGACGAGGGCGACGAGGCTGAAGATGAGACGACCAAGGAATCCTTGGATGTCCTCATGCAGGCTGAGAAGTCACTGTCCGAAGGCTTCCGCTCGAAGGCCACTGAGCTATTCGAGTCCACAGTAAAGGCCAAGGTTGCAGCCGAGGTCACCAAGATCGAGGAAAGCTACAAGGCCCGTCTTGACGAGGAAGTTGCTACGGCAACGAAAGACCTCGCCGAGAAGGTCGAGAGCTATCTTGACTACGTAGTCAAGACCTGGATGGAGGAGAACAAGGTTGCTATCGAGTCCGGACTCCGTACGGAGATCGCTGAGAACTTCATCAACTCGCTGAAGAGCGTGTTCGTGGAGTCCTACATCGAAGTTCCAGAAGGCAAGGAAGACCTAGTTGAGTCACTCAACAAGGAAGTTTCCAAGCTCGAGGATCAACTCCTGAAGTCCACTGAGGCTAACATCAAGCTCAACGAATCAGTCAATTCGCTTCTGCGCAAGCAGATCGTTGCTGATGCTTCATCCGACCTGGCTTCTACTGAAGCCGTCAAGCTAAATTCTCTGGTCGAGGATGTAGATTTCGAAGACGCTGAGTCCTTCTCCAAGAAGGTCCAGACGATCAAGGAGTCATACTTCCGCAAGCCAGTTTCAACCCAAAAGACCGCAGTTGAGACAGCAACAACCTTGAATGAAGAGTCAAGCTCTGATGAAGAGCTGAGCCCGTTCATGGCTGCAGTTTCTTCCGCAATTTCCCGCACACTGAAGTAATCTTCAGAGCAAACACATAGTTAGGAGTAATCAAACATCATGTTCAACTCAGAAAATGCACAAAAGAAGTGGGCACCAATCCTTGAGCACAAGGATCTGCCTGCAATCAAGGACAACTACCGCAAGGCAGTTACCGCCATCATCCTCGAGAACCAAGAGAAGGCACTCCGCGAAGAGCGCGCCAACTCTTCTTTCCAGCCTCTCACCGAGACTGCAGCCAATGCTACCACCGGTGGCACAGGCAATCTGGCTAACTGGGATCCAATCCTGATCTCCCTGGTTCGCCGTTCGATGCCAAACCTGATCGCTTATGATATCGCTGGCGTTCAGCCAATGAGCGGTCCTACCGGTCTGATCTTCGCTATGAAGAGCAAGTACACCTCACAGGGTGGCGACGAAGCTCTCTTCCAGGAGGCCAACACAGCCTTCTCTGGCACAGGCGCACAGGCTGGCGATACCTCATCGCTTCCAGATGCACTCGGTGGTCTATCCGGCGTCGACACAACTCCAGCCGATGGTCTCGGTGATTCATTCGGTCTCGGTACCGGAATGAGCACAGCCGCTGCTGAAGCCCTCGGTAACACCGGTGGAAGCTTCGCTCAGATGGCATTCTCGATCGAGAAGGCAACAGTGACTGCAAAGTCACGCGCCCTCAAGGCCGAGTACACGATGGAACTCGCTCAGGACCTCAAGGCCGTTCACGGTCTCGATGCTGAGTCCGAGCTCGCCAACATCCTGTCGGCTGAAATCCTCGCTGAAATCAATCGCGAAGTCATCCGCACGATCAACTCAAAGGCCAAGCTTGGCGCACAGACAGCCAATGTTACCACCAAGGGCAAGTTCAACCTCTTCACCGACGCTGATGGTCGTTGGAACGTCGAGCGCTTCAAGGGTCTTCTGATCCAGATCGAGCGCGAGGCCAACCAGATCGCCAAGGACACCCGTCGCGGCAAGGGTAACTTCATCCTCTGCTCATCGGATGTCGCTACCGCCCTCTCCGCTGCCGGCGTCCTCGACTACGCCCCAGCCCTCAGCACACAGCTCGAGGTTGACGACACTGGCAACACCTTCGCTGGTGTTCTCAATGGCCGCACCAAGGTTTACATCGATCCATATGCCACCGTTGATTACATCACCGCTGGTTACCGTGGAACGAACCCATACGACGCTGGTATCTTCTACGCTCCATATGTCCCACTGACAATGGTCCGCGCAGTTGGTCAGTCTGACTTCCAGCCACGTATCGGATTCAAGACCCGCTACGGCATGGTTGCTAACCCATTCGCTGAGGCCACCGGTGCTGCCGGAGTTGGTGCTCCAGCCAATGACACTGGCACGAATCGCGCTAACCGTTACTTCCGTATCTTCGGAGTTACCGGTATCCTCGATAACGCCTAATCGGTACTTAGTCTTACTTAATAAGGGGATCCTCGAAAGGGGGTCCCCTTTTTCGTCTGATAAATAATTGAACCATGTCAACCACACTGAACAAGAATTTTCTTTCGCCGAATGGATTTCGGCTGATCATCGACCGCCAAGAGTTTGCAGATGTGGAGTATTTCTGCATCAATTCAGCGTTGCCAAACGTCAGTGCCGGAGCGATCTCGCAGGCCTATCGCAATTTGCAGAATACGTATGCCGGCGATAAGGTAGAATATGCTCCCTTCGATATTCGATACATGATCACCGAGAACATGGAGAACTACATCTCGCTGTTCAACTGGATGGTGTCAAATTCGAACACTGAGAATATGAAGTTCGCTGACATGACCCTGAACATCCTGAACAGCAATAACAACGTGATTCGCCAGGTTCGGTTCGTGGATGCGTTCCCAGTGTCGATCGGTCAGCTAGATTTCCATTCTCAGAACACCGATGTGGAATACATCGTCGGTGATGCCTCTTTCTCTTACTCGCACTTCTACTTCATCTCCTGAAGCCCAGATAGATAATCCTACAGTCAATTACATTATGATCAACGTTGAACAGATTCTGGAGATGTGGAAGAAGGATTGCATCATCGATGAGATGAATCTCGATGAGGCTTCCAAGGAAACCGCTAAGCTGCATGCCAAGTACCTTGAGCTGCTGTCCATCACGAAGCTGGCTCTGAAGAAGAAAGAGCTGGATCAGAGAGTGCTGCTGAAGGACAAGTGGATGTACTTCAACGGCAAGATGGACAAGACCCAGATCGATGAGAAGGGCTGGGACTACGATCCCTTTGGCGGCCACAAGATCATGAAGTCTGATATGCAGTACATCTATGAGTCAGACCCTGAGTTGCAGAAATCTGAGGTCCAGATCACCTATCTGAAGACCGCAGTGGATACGCTCCAGGAGATCATGGACAACCTGAAGTGGAGGCACCAGACGATCAAGAACATGATCGAGTGGCGCAAGTTCACCAGTGGAGTCTGATGCCTGACGTCATCAAAGTCAAGAAGAAGAACGAGGTGTTCGTCACGGTGGACTGCGATCCATCTGTCCAGAACGAACTCTCTGACTTCTTCACGTTCTTCGTACCTGGCTACAAGTTCATGCCGGCATACAAGAACAAACTTTGGGATGGCAAGATCCGTCTGTACGATCGTCGTCTGAAGACCCTGTATGCCGGTCTCATCGAGTACATCGATGAATTTGCTGACGTGCGTGGGTGCGATATCGAGTACGTGGATGACGATTACTATGGCCGGCCAGAGGCTCAGGCATTCATTGAACTAGAGCAGGTCAAGGACTTCGTCGAGACGCTGAATCTCTATGCTCATGGCAAAGCCATTGAACCAAGAGATTATCAGCTAGAGGCGATCCATCACGCTCTAGTTCATTACCGCGCGATGCTTCTCAGTCCTACGGCGTCAGGGAAATCGCTGATCATCTATGTGATGCTCCGCTGGTTTCTGGAGGAGAATCAGAACAAGAAGGTTCTGCTGATCGTGCCGACCACATCGTTGGTTGAGCAGATGTTCAAAGACTTTGCGGATTACTCGACTTTGGATGAGAACTGGGATAACGAGCAGATGTGTCATCGTATCTACTCCGGTAAGGAGAAGATGGACATCCGCTCTCGTGTGGTCATCACGACCTGGCAGTCCATCTACAAGATGCCGGCCACATGGTTCGAACCGTACGGAATGGTGATCGGCGACGAGGCTCACAACTTCAAAGCTAAATCGTTGTCAGCCATCATGGAGAAACTGTACGATGCGAAGTATCGAATCGGCACAACCGGAACACTGGATGGGACACAAACTCACAAGTTAGTTCTGGAAGGCTTGTTCGGTCCGGTACATCGTGTCACAACTACGAAAGCATTGATGGATTCCAATGCTCTGGCGCAGCTCTCGATCGATGTACTTCTAATGAAGTACGATGATCAAGTCTGTCAGGCTGCCAAAGACTACGATTACCAGCAAGAGATCGATTTCATCGTAGCAAATCAGGCACGAAACAAATTCATTCGAAATCTGGCCATCGCTCAGGAAGGTAACACTCTGATCCTGTACAACTACGTGGAGAAGCATGGGAAACCTCTGTATGACCTGATCGATGCGAAGTTGAATGAACTTCCACGTCGTACTCGCAAGCTTTTCTTTGTTTCTGGCGATGTGGATGCTGATGAACGTGAGAGAATCCGCGAGATCACTGAGAAGGAGAAGGATGCCATCATTGTGGCTTCCATGGGCACATTTTCCACCGGGATAAATATAAGAAACCTGCATGTCATCATCTTCGCATCTCCTTCGAAGTCTCAGATCCGGGTCCTTCAATCGATCGGCCGCGGATTGCGTAAGTCCGATGATGGTCGCGCTACAAAAGTTTACGACATCGCTGATGACCTGCACTGGAAGAAGAACCGAAACTACACGCTGGACCATGCCGCAGAACGAATCAAACTGTATGGCTCAGAGAAGTTTGATTACAAGATCCACGAGGTGAAGCTGTGAACAAATTCGAAGATCTCAGTGTGATTCTAAAACTGGTCTCCGGAGAAACTATCCTGTGCCAGGTCCTCTCGGATACTGACAAGAATATGATCATTCGAGATCCGCTTGAGATTCGAGTTCACAGCCAGACCACTAGCGAAGGTGTCAGATCCACCACGTATTATGCAGATTGGTTTCTGGCCTCGAAGTCACGCATTCACATGATTCGCAAGGAGCACGTGATCTCTGCTGCCATTCCGGATGATGCCACCAAGACCAACTATGCCGGTATCATTGAGAACCGTGATGGCGCACCATCTGAACCAGATAAGAAATTTAATTGGGAACAGCAATTCGATTTTGGCGATACGTCACCAGACCGTTAGGGTATACTGTGACCACTGGGTGAACAGTGTAAACAAAATAACGGCTTTCCGCTAGGATGTAAACAACTTCGGGAATGAGTGCTCAGTAAAAGTTTGAGATGTACAAGTAAGATCGATTGGTTAGTATGATCTGCAATTAGTAATGACAACACAATCCACAACCAAACCTAAGAAGACCACGCCGAGGGCCGAGCGTGAGCATTACGTAAACAACAAGGAGTTTTCTCAGGCTGTTGTTGATTACGTCACCGGAGTGAAGAAATCTATCTCCGAGAATAAGGAGCCAGATCGTATTCCAGAGTACATCGGTCGCTGCTTTCTCCGTATTGCTGAAGGTCTTTCTCATAAGCCTAACTTCGTGCGTTACACCTATCGCGAGGAGATGGTCATGGATGCCGTCGAGAACTGCATCAAAGCCATCATGAATTACAACATCGAGGCAGCCACTCGTACTGGTTCTCCCAATGCCTTTGCGTACTTCACTCAGATCTGCTACTATGCCTTTCTCCGCCGTATCATGAAGGAGAAGAAGCAGCAGGACATCAAGTTCCGTTACATCGAGCATGCTGGCATCGAGAACTTCCTCACCTCACCGGACGACGAGGTGGCTGCAGTCTTTCAGGATACTGGTTTCATCGAGACCATCAAGAAGCGCATTGACAAGGTCAAGGACAACGACAAAAAGATTAAAGACTTCAAGAAGAAGATCAAGACCGATCTTGAGTTCTTCATTGCATGAAGATAGCCGTCCTCAACGATACTCATTGCGGAGCCAGAAATGCCTCCGATGCTTTCCTAGACTACTTCGGAAAGTTCTATTCTGAAGTGTTCTTTCCGTACTGCAAGGAACATGGTATCAAGCAGATCCTGCACCTAGGCGATTACTACGACCATCGAAAGTATATCAACTTCAAGGCACTTCACCACAACCGCAAGACGTTCCTAGAACCGATGCGGGATCTAGGAATGACGATGGACATCATTCCTGGCAACCACGACGTGGTCTACAAGAACACGAACGACCTTTGCTCGCTGAAGGAACTGCTCGGCTTCTTCGTCGAAAACGTCAACATCGTGATGAAGCCGAAGGTGATGAGCTACGATGGTTGCAATATTGCACTTCTACCGTGGATCAATCCGGAGAACTTTGAGGAATCGATGAAGTTCGTTGAGACTTGTCCGGCCACCATCCTGGCAGGACACCTTGAACTCAAGGGGTTCGACGTTCTTCCCGGTATGCCAGCTCATGACGGCATGGATCCAAAGGTATTCTCCAGGTTTGAGGAAGTGTGGTCTGGTCATTACCACACGAAGTCGAGAAAGGACAACATCCACTATCTCGGTACTCAGTTCGAGATGACATGGGCTGATGTGAACGACAGCAAGTATTTCCATGTCTTCGATACAGAGAC